GCTGAGTGAAACACTGCGCTGGTGATGGAATAGGTAGACATAGGGGACTTAAAATCCCCTGCCACAAGGCGTGAGGGTTCGAGTCCCTCCTGGCGCACCAACAACTGATAAAGGAAATGAGTATGAGTGATGCAATCAAGCCTGTTAGGATTTCTGGTGAACTTTTCTGGTCTAGGTGGATGGCAGAGCACAATAAGCAGTTCTCTGCGGATAACATCAAATATGAGTGCACTCTCGGTGCGCTATCTGACAGGGCTTGCCAAGCATTGGAAGAACTTGGTGTTAAGATCAAAGAACGCGATCCTATGGGTAAGTTTGTAGTGGCTAAGAGCCTTCATGTCTTTAAGCCTGTTGATGAAGACGGTAACCCGATTGACATCGGCAAGATCGGTAATGGTACAAAAGTTGTTGCTGTAGTTACAGCTTATCGACACAAGATGTCAGCCAAACATGGGCTTGCACCTAGCATTAAAAAACTTGTCGTAACCGAGCTTAAGGTGTACAATCCTGAAGGCAAGGTTGCTGAAGACACTTCGGATGACATCCTCTAAGGTTATCGTTGATGCTGATGTTTTCGTCTACAGAATCGGGTTTGCTTCCGAGGATGTAGACGAGAAGATTGCACGGGCTAGGCTTGTCGAGTGGTTTACGGACATTGTGTACATCAACTGCAAGGCTGATGACTACAAAGCGTACATCACCGGCAAGTCTAACTATCGCAATGAGGTTGCTGTTACGGTGCCTTACAAGGGCAATCGGAAGGACATGAAGAAGCCCAAGCATTACGACTATCTTCGTGATGTCTTGGTTAAGCGTTTAGGTGCTGAAATGACTGACGGTATAGAGGCTGATGATGCTGTGGCTATCGCTTCTGCCCAAGACCCTTCAGCTATCATCGTCCATGTCGATAAAGACTTGGATCAGTTACCGGGGAAGCATTACAATCCCAACAAGGATTTGCACTACGAAGTGTCGGAAATCGAAGGACTGAGAAACTTCTACAAGCAAATGCTGATTGGGGACAGAACAGACAACATCGAAGGCGTGCCCAAGATCGGGCCAGTAAAGGCAGGGAAATGGTTAAACGACAAACAGACGGAACAGGAGATGCTATCCCAAGTGTGGGAACTGTATCAAGAAGCCGGAATGTCGCAGGAAAGACTGATCGAAAACGGTCAGCTTCTATGGCTGCAAAGGACTCCGGGGCAAATGTGGTTGCCACCTTTTCCCTTGCAGGCTGCAACTGGAAAGTAGTTAGGACGGAGGGGCTTACTGAGCAAGGCTTGTGTGATTCTGAACAACACACGATCCGCATTCGTGCGGGTATGTCTGAACAGAATTCACAAGCCACTTTTTACCATGAGCTTGTACATGCCATCCTGTTCACGATGGGCAAGAACGGGCATGATGAGGAATTTGTAAACACTTTCGGAGAGTTTCTATACCAGTTCCAAAGGACGCTCAATGAAACCAAGTAGCGCCAAGAACAAGGGTAGAATCCTACAGAAGTGGGTTGTAGACAAAATGCTGGAGTATGGAGAGGGTTTAGAGCCTGACGACATCAGGAGCACCAGCATGGGTGCCGGTGGTGAGGATGTTAAACTGTCTCCTGCTGCACGCAAGCAGTATCCGTTCCAGGTCGAGTGTAAGAACCTTGCTAAGATTGCTGTCTACGACTTCTACAAACAGGCAGCAGCGCATGGTACGCATGAGCCACTGGTGATCATCAAACAGAATCAGTGCAGGCCACTAGCCATAGTGGATGCTGCTTGGTTCCTGAAGGAGTTTAGGAATGGAAGTAAACCTGATTAAAGAGAATGAAGACGGTTCTGCTGACTACACCTTTGATCTAACGGCTGAGGAACAAGCATCACTGATGCGCTTTGCAATCATTGAGGCACTGAAACGAGCCATTGAGGAAGGAAAACAATATGTCCCAAGTGAAATTGATCTGGGCAACACCGGGAGGTGATTGGAATGTAGCTTATATGGCTCGGGTGTCTAATCCTGACAACCAAGACAATCCCGAGTATTCTAAGCTGATCGGTTACCTGATGAAGCACAAGCATTGGAGTCCATTTGAGATGGTCAATGCTTGCCTTGAAATTACAACCACACGAGACATTGCACGACAGATTCTCCGGCACAGGAGCTTTAGTTTCCAGGAGTTCAGTCAGCGTTATGCGGTTGCTGATGGCTATGAGTACTCTAAGGTTCGATTGCAGGACAACAAGAACAGACAGAACAGCCTAGAAGTTGAAGATCGTGAACTGCAACGCTACTGGAACGAACTACAGATTGATGTTCTAGTACAAGCTAAACGGTCTTATGAAGCAGCACTAAATGCTGGTGTTGCCAAGGAAGTTGCTCGTAAGGTTTTACCTGAAGGGCTTACAACAAGCAAGATGTACATGAATGGAACGCTACGGAGTTGGTTGCACTACCTCACAGTACGCACCGATCCAAGCACTCAGAAAGAGCACAGGGTTGTAGCCGAACAGTGTAAGGAATTGTTAGCTAAAGAGTTTCCTAAAGTCATGGAAGCCTACGAACTATACAAGGAATAAACATGGACAACGATTTTCAAACTTTTACATTCACCTTCACCGACTATGACGGTGTACAGGCAACAATAACCCGTAAGTCTTCGGATGGCTTCTTTTGGCCGAATGTGCTTAAGGATGTATGCCGAGTGATTGAGCGCCAGTTTGGGTATGAGGTAATTGAAGATGTTAGTGTCAAGGGTAAGCCATTAGATCGTTATGATGATCAGCACTTCTTCATCCCAAAATGGGTGGATACCGAGGAAGACAACTTCCCTGAAGCCAAGTCAGGGTTGACCGACTGATGCGTATTCTTGTCATCCCAGACTGTCAGGTTCGTCAGGGTGTTCCTCTGGAGCACCTGACCTGGGCTGGGGAGGCTATCATCGAATACAAGCCTGATGTGGTTGTAAACATCGGTGACTTCGCTGATATGCCTTCCCTGTCCACTCACGACAAGCCTGGAAGTAAGTTCTTTGAGGGTTTGCGCTACAAGACCGATGTAGAGGTGACTAAGGAGGCTATGAAGCTGCTCCTGAAGCCTCTGCGGGACTTGCAGAGCAGGCAGAAGAAGAACAAGGAAAAGATTTATAAACCTCGGATGGTGTTAACACTAGGAAACCATGAGAACAGAATCAACCGTGCAGTCGCTAACAACCCGACTCTTGAGGGGCTTATCAGCACTCAAGACCTTGGGTACGAGAGAGATTGGGAAGTTCACCCTTTTCTGCATCCCGTATTTATTGGCGGTGTTGGGTTCAATCATTATTGGCCTGTCGGCGCGATGGGCAGACCTGCCGGTACTGCTGCTGCTATTGTTAACAAGCTTCACATGTCTTGTGTCGCTGGACATCAACAAGGAAAACAGGTGGCATATGGTAAGAGAGCTGATGGTAAGTCTATCTGTGGGATTATCGCTGGGTCTTATTATCTTCACGATGAAGGTTATATGGATCAGCTTAGTAACCGTCATTGGAGGGGCTTAGTTATCCTAAACGAGGTTACCGATGGATGCTTCGATGAGCTTTTTCTAAGCATCGGATACTTGGAGAAGAAATATGGAAAAGCGTAAAGACTGCATGACTTGCTTCTATCTTTTTAGAAAGTTAAACGAACAACCTTGTAAATCTTGTGTTAGTTACAGCCTGTGGACTGATAAAGACGCATACAAGGAGGAAGACCCTGTAAATGCCCCTAAACACTACAATGTAGGACTAGAACCAATTGAAGCCATCGAATCATGGAAGTTAGGATATAATCTAGGGAATGTAATCAAGTATGTAGCACGAGCAGACCACAAAGGAAAGCGAATTGAAGACTTGAAGAAAGCCCGATGGTATTTGGATCGGGAGATTAACAAGAATGAGTCTGACATTTGAAGATATTATAGACCGCCTCAAGCAACTTGATGAAGTAACAATCCTTGAGTTGCTTGACCTGAAAACTGAAGACATCGTGGATCGTTTCCGTGATGTAATCGAAGATGCCATAGAAGAAATAGAAAAGGAACTACAATAATGCAAATGAGCCCTTACAGTACGTATATTGCCAAGTCACGCTATTCAAGGTACTTGGACGATAAAGGACGCCGAGAACATTGGCCTGAGACAGTCAATCGTTACTTTGACTTCATGCAGAAGCACTTGAAGGACAAACACAACTTCACAATGGGTGCAGAACTGCGTGAGGAACTTCAGGGTGCAGTGGAACGACTGGAGGTAATGCCTTCCATGCGGTCTCTGATGACTTCTGGTGAAGCCCTAGAGCGACAGAATGTAGCAGGTTACAACTGCTCGTATCTGCCCATTGATGATCCTAAAGCCTTCGATGAGGCCATGTACATCCTGCTGTGCGGTACAGGCGTAGGGTTTAGTGTGGAGCAAAAGTATGTCAATAAACTTCCTGAAGTACCTGATAGTCTGTTTGAGTCTAAGACTGTTGTTGTTGTGCGTGACTCCAAGGAAGGCTGGGCAAAGGCACTCCGACAGGTTATCGCCCTGCTATACGCAGGTGAGATTCCTAAGTGGGATGTGTCAGCGGTTCGTCCTGCAGGCGCACGGCTCAAGACCTTCGGGGGTCGTGCTAGTGGGCCTGAGCCCCTTAACGACTTGTTTAAGTACGCAGTTGCAAAGTTCCGAGGTGCTGCGGGGCGCAAACTCACTAGCCTTGAGGCACACGACATTCTTTGCAAGATTGGAGAAGTCGTGGTTGTGGGCGGGGTACGCCGTTCTGCAATGATCAGCTTGTCTGACCTTAGTGATGACCGGATGGCGCATGCTAAGGCAGGTAACTGGTGGGATGGTAACGCACAACGGGCACTGGCTAACAACAGTGCTGTATACGACACCAAGCCTTCTGTTGGTCAGTTTATGCGTGAATGGTCGTCTATTTATGAATCACACTCTGGTGAGCGAGGTATCTTCAATCGTTATGCTTCAGAAACTCAAGCATCTCGGAATGGTCGTAGGGAACTGGGCAAGGAATGGGGAACTAACCCCTGTTCTGAGATTATTCTGCGGCCTTATCAGTTCTGTAATCTTTCTTCTGTCGTTGTCCGTAGTGATGATGATTGGGATTCTCTTGCTCGTAAAGTGCGTATTGCAACTATTCTGGGAACATTTCAGTCAACTCTTACGCACTTCCCGTACCTGAGGAAGGTGTGGCAGACGAACACTGAAGAAGAACGCTTGCTTGGTGTGTCAATGACTGGCATCTTGGACAATCCTCGGATGAACAATCCTGATGATCCTAACTTGCCTGCTAACTTGGAGAAACTTCGTGAACACGCTGTTGTTGTCAATGCTGAGTTTGCTGATGCTCTTGGTATCAATCGGAGTACTGCTATCACAGCCATTAAACCCGAGGGAACAGTTTCGCAACTCACTGGTACTGCTAGTGGCATTCATCCTCAACATGCTCAGTATTATATTCGTCGTGTTCGATCAGATAACAAAGATCCTCTGACAGCCTTCCTGAAGGCACAAGGATTCCCGTCAGAGCCTGACTTCTACAAGCCTGACAGCACCACAGTGTTTAGTTTCCCTGTGGCTGTGGCTGAAGGGGCTTTGTTGCGTGAGGACTTGGATGCTATCAAGCATCTTCGATTGTGGTTGTTGTACCAGAAGCACTACTGTGAGCATAAGCCCTCTGTGACCATCAGCGTCACTGAGCGTGAATGGCCTGCTGTAGGGGCTTGGGTGTGGGAGAACTTTGATGATATTACAGGCGTGTCTTTCCTACCTATGGACGGAGGGACTTATAAACAAGCACCGTATGAAACGATTGATGCTGCGGAGTATGAGCGTCTAAAGGCTGCAATGCCTACAGGTATCGATTGGGAAGCATTCAAGGAAGGTACAGACAATGTAGAAGGTGTTCAAACACTGTCCTGCACTGCTGGTGCCTGTGAAATCCCATGAGTTGGCTCATACAGCCTAGACTCGGTATCGGCTTAGACATCGAACATAACGAGATCAATCGTTACTGTATCGCTGACGAAGCCGGTAAAGAGGTAACAGTCTGTTTCGTTGGTCTAATCATCAAGATTCCTTTCCTGATGATCCTGATCGGTGAATTTTTCGATGAATAAATGAAAAAGCCCCTGCAATGTTCCCGATAAGGAACCTTGACAGGGGCTTTGTTATTTCAGAAGTTCTGCTTCTGCTTCTCTGCGCCGTGTGAGTCCTCGTAAGACCCTACCGGCTGCTTTGTTCCACTTCAAACATTCTTGGGCTGCTTCATCCCATTCTTTCTCATTGATACGCTTCCTGAAGGTGCTGACTCGCAGGTTGCCTAGACCACAGTTATAAGCCCATGAGATCACGGCTGCTTGTCGTCTAGGAGGTTCATCCTTCAAGCCAGGACACATCTTCAGAACACCGGCATAGAAGTACTCTAAATGCTCGTCTAAAGCCTTTTCACACTGCTCCATAGTCCAGACTGTCTCTGGGCCTATCCCAGGGCCGGTGGAGCCGTATCCGATTGTCCACGGTGCTCCACCAGTGCCTGGATCAGGATAGGCTTTGACAGCCCCTGAAGGAAGCACCTTAGCGCATCCTTCAAAGGGCTTGACTAGCAGGTTCTTACAGAGTTCAATTGCGGGATTCATTGAAAGAGTTCTGTTTAGAACAGTTCTCAGACGCT